CAACAGCAATGAATCGTTATCGCGCATACGGTAATCTTGATGACCAACCTCAAACGGTTGGGGATAACTCATTTCTTGGCGTAGACGAGTACAACGCTGCCGAGAACATCAAGCCTGGTAACGTCCAGAAGGCCGTTAACCATGATTTCACTACTCAGGATGCAGTGACTAGGGGTGGGTTTGTCTGCCTGCCAGAACTAGGGGTTATTCCGTATGGTCAAGTTTGGACGTATAACGGAGTGGCTGGATCTCCAGCTTTTGTTGATGTATCTTATGGTGCTAATTTATTTGTAGCAGTTGGTTCTGCTGGAGTTATTTATTCTAGTCCTGACGCCATAACTTGGACATCGCGCACTCCTCCAAATACACCAAATTACACAGATATTGCTTACGCTAATGGACGTTTTATTGCTGTTGGAGGAACAACGGGTTCAGGTCCATATCCGGTAGCTTATTCTGATGACGGAATTACTTGGTCTCTTCCAGCAACTCCATTTTCTACTTCACGCCAAGGAATATCTTATGGCAATGGATTATGGATTGCTGTTGCTAGCAATGTAGTATCAATTAGTTCTGATAACGGATTAAACTGGACTACGACAACTCCGGTTCCTGAATTAGTTGTTATATTTGGATTAAGTTTTGGAAACGGAATCTTTTGTGCTACTGGAGCATCTGGCAATATTGCAACTACTGCAAATGGAACTACTTGGTCAACTGTCAGTATTCCATTATCAGGAACTATTGTTGATATTGTTTTTGGTAATCAAACATTTGTAGCCCTTGATAGTGAAGGACGAATTTTTACATCAACCGATACTTTAACGTGGACTCAACAGCGCGATTCGGATGGAGATACATGGAGAACCATTACTTTTGGCAATGGAAGATTTGTGGCTTTTGCTGGTACATCCGGTGGAGATAATGTTATTTATTCAATTAACGGTACTCAATGGATACGCTTGAATGATATTCCTGATTATAACTGGCGAGGCAGCACTTTTGGCGACGGATTGTTTGTTGCCGTAGGATCTAGTGGTGCTACAATGAATTCTGTTAGTTTAGGAGTATTTGCTTCTGCAATTTATTCTGATCCTAACAGCATTGGACAGACATGGATAATGTTGGTTGGATATGATTCTGTTGGGTTTTACGCCAACGGATACACGGGTAAAAGCATCAGCCTTGGAGCTTACACGGTAACTGTTCAATCGACTATTGTTCAGGCCAACAATCAGGTCTACATTTTCCGTGGGGCGGATGAAACTCCGCTGTACTGGGATGGCAATTGGAACGGCACGTTTGCGTTGGTTCCAGACACAACACTGCCAGCTTCGTTTCTATCCATCCCCAAGAGCAATCAAGCTACTTTCTGTCAAAACAGGCTTTGGGTGATAGACGGCAAAGATGAGGTAGCCGCATCAGACATATTGGCGTTTACGGATTACGATCCTATCGCAAACGAGTTGCATATAAATACGGGTGGCAGCGACTACTTGGTTGCCACGTTCCCATTTGGACAGGACAGCCTTATCGCCTTCAAGAACAAGTCGATCTTGCTCATTCAAAACATCCAAGGGGCGTTAAGTAACTCAATTACGGGAGTTCCTATTGCTACTGTCACTGAAATCACCCGTCAGGTGGGTCTGGTGGGCATTAACGGCGTCACGTCAATTGGTCCTGATCTGGCCTACGTCAGCAACCAGAACATCAATCTGCTGACGCTGACATCCACCAATAACTCGCTTCAGCATAAGACGCTACCCCTCTCTACCCGCATTGATATGATTATGAGTCGAGTCAACTGGAAGGTTGGCTACAAGATCAGCATTGGGTATTGGAGCAACAAGCTTTACGTCGCCTTGCCCCTTGATAACAGCCTCGTCTGCAATGCAGTTGTAGTCTATAACTTTACTACTGAAAACTGGTTTGGTGAGTGGAACTTTGATAGCACGTTAAATATGTGCATCCAAAGCTGGCAAGTAATTGATTATCTTGGGGTGCAACGGATGCACGCAGTCACCGAGGATGGACGGATCTTTGTCACGGATGAAGGCCAGAACGACATTAGCGGTGCAACGGTGGCTGAAATCAGCACTGAGCTGGTTACGCGGGCCTACGATACCTCTAACGTCAATCACTTCCAGCGTCGGGCATTTGTGGATTTGGCTACCAACCGTCCAGAAGTGTCCGTATCAGCGTTTACGGAGGGAGCTAGCGAAGAGAGCGTCATTCTGACGGACCAGACCTACAGTCGGTCTGAGACGTGGAAATTTTCTGACTCCACCTACAACTTGACCAATGCGAACAACGATTTCAATCGTGCCTATCGCAAGGATTACAGCACAGGTTCGCTTGCCGCTGGAAGCACGCCAGGATTGCCTTCTACGGGCCTACAGACGGGTACTGGCTTCCAGCCCGAGATGGAACAACAATACCGCTTGCCGCTCATTACTCGGCGTCAGGGACGCCTTAGCTGGTTGGAGCTGACCAACACGCAAGGCTACATGAGAATCATGGCTGTTGGCTATGAAGCACGCGCTGGACAACGCGCTAACCTCGTCCAAGTTTAATTTATGCCATCTGTAACACCAGGATACACCTTTACGGGAACGACGGATCCGATCACTTACACCAAGTTGAATCTGTTGGCTCAACCTACGGTTTCAGCTATTGCTGCGAATGACGTGACGACTTCAACTATTGCAAACAATGCAGTGACGCTACCCAAGATCGTTGCTGCCGCAGCCAATAACACGTTTCTGGCCCGTTTTACTACTGTATCTCCTGGTTCATCAGACTACGAGGCATTGGTTACGACCACTACTGGACTGGGATTCTACACGGGTGCGGGTGGTACAATTACTCAAGCCACCAGCAAGGCTACTGCATTTACTTTGAGCAAGATGTGCGGTCAAATTACCACAGCCGCTGATGTATTAAATGCAGCTACCATTGTTTCTGCAACGTGGACCAACTCACTTATTGCGGCTACTGACGTTGTTATCATCAACCACAAATCCGGTGGCACCCTTGGGGCTTACACAATCAACGTGGCCTGCCTTGCTGGGACGGCTACTCTCAGTATCCGCAACAACACTGCTGGAAATTTAAGCGAAGCTCTTGTCCTGAACTTCGTAGTCATCAAGGGCGTCACCTCCTGATCTGTTTTAACATCCATCATAAATCGTAATAACATTTAACGCATATGGCATATCAACCAGGAATATTTCAGTATGGCACCATTGGCGGAGATGGTGGTTTCGGTATTGGTGACGACGACGGAGACTTTTTAGACAAAACTTATGTTTTGCCGCCATTTAAGGTTAATGAAAACACTGGAAACACCGGCACAGGTCTGAACAACACGTTTACCGACTTAGATCTTCAGAACCTGTACAATGCAGGGCTGACGGGTGGTAACATTTTTACTGGTGGCACTGGTGCTGGCGGCAGTGCTGGTGGTTTTCAAACGCCTAGCGATAATGGCGGGTATACTGATCCAGTTAACATCGCAGATTATAAGAAAGGTCTTATCGGTCCAGAAGGTTACGGAAGTGGTCGATCAGAAGCTAAAACAATTAATCCTCCAACAACAGTTGCAAAACCACCCGATGGAGCTGTGCAGCTTCCAAAGGTGGAAGTTCCTATTGGTTCAGGTGCAGGTGGTTATCCCTTGTTTGATGATGTTAATATAAACCTTTATAACAGAGGTCTTGTTGGCCCATTTTCCAATCCTTTTTTGATTGGATTAAATCCAAACGCAACTAACCCTAAGTCTGAAGATCCCACTATTGTACAAGTTCCCAAAGTGGAAGTACCTATTGGTACTAGGCCAGCTTCACAAACCACCACGGAAGTGTTGGATATGATGAATTTGATGGGGCAAAGAGTATATGATGCTACTGTTGTAAACCCTGGTAATCCTATAACACTTCCAGCTCAAACAACAAATGTAAACACGACTAATGCTCCACAGACCACCGCGCAGTCGTTGAATCTGATGAATTCGTTAGGGCAAAGAACATATGATGCTTCTGTTTTAAACTCTGGTAATCCTGTAACTCTTCAATCAGTAACAGCTGTTGGTGGTTATACTGATCCGGACAAGATTGCCTTATACAATGAAGGTCTGATTGGTCCATCCAGTAATCCAAGGGATACCAGTTTAAATCCAAATGTAACAATTCTTCCACCAGTAACTGCTTATAAACCCCCTCTTGTTACATCATCTACTCTTACTTATTCCGGTCCACCAACAGTTTTTCAAGGGCCAATTCAAAGAACAACTACAGATTCACCTTCAACTACAGCTTCAACTACGGCTTCAACTACGGCTTCAGGCACTGGTGTAACTCCATTTGATCCAAACAGCATCAATAGCGGTGTCGGTACTTATGGAACCAATGCACAAACGCTGACAACTAAGCGTAATTTTGGTGCGGAACTAGCGGAAACGCTTAAAGCTCTGCAAGATAATCAGGCAGGAATCATGGGGATGTACGGGGATCTGTACAAGCAGTTCATGCCTAAGGGCATTACTGACACAGAATCCAGCATCATTGACCAGTACAAGACTGACCTATCACGCTTGCAGCAGCGTCAGGCGGGCGTTCTTGCCCCAGAGGACATCAGGCAGTCCCAGCAGGCCGCTAGGGAGGCTTATGGTGCCCGTGGACAGGTAATGGGACGCGGCGCAGTGGGTGCTGAGATCATGGGCCGTGAAAACATTCGGCAGCAACGGGAAGATCAAGCCCGTGCAGGAATGCAAGCCAGCTATGGCAATATCATGAAGATGGCCGATCTTCAGACTGGCAACATCTTCTCGCCTATTGGCAATCTGATGAGCAACACGTTTAATCCTCTCAGCCCATATGCTGCGGATGTCTATGGTACGAACGTAAACGCCCAGCTCGCCAAGGAGATTGCTCAGAAGAACTACGATGCAGCTGTCCGGTCTGCCGAGCTTTCTGGAGCTGCTACTAAATCAGCCAGCAACACTAACTTGTTTGGTGATTTCATGAAAGTTGTTGGTGCTATTGGAACTGCAAAAATTACTACTGCGAGTTGTATGCCAGGTTATCAGGAAATTGACACGCCTAACGGTCCTGTGCCGATTCAGGACTTGCGTGGTGGCGATTACGTCATTGGCTACGACAACACCGTGAAACGCATTGAGCAGTTGTGCTCGTATGTTCAGAATCCAAAAACCGAGTTCTTGAAGTTTACCTTGGCTGATGGCGGATCTATTACGGTTTCTAGACCGCACAAGATCCTCGATATCCCAGCCCGTGAATGGGTAGTCGGTGCTGAGATGAACGGTGTGCCTATTGTAAGTATTACCAATGTAACTGAAATCACGACCAGCTATGATTTGATTACAGATATTGGTGGGTATCGAATTGCTGGTGTTCCCGTTAATTCCATGATGCCAGATATGCTTGTGGCAACTATTGAACAACTGCTCTTAAACCAATCCTAATATGCCCTACGCACCTGGTATTCAAGACATCAGTGGTCAGTTGCTTGGCGAGGGAATGACTCGCGCATCTAACATTAGGGCGCAGGCGCGTTCTGACTTTGGGAAGACAATTTCCGACACATTGATTGGTGGCATCAAGCAGTACCAGCAGAACGAGAGCTTCACCTCCCAGTCGTTGGCGAAGTTCACAGAGCGGATGCAGGATCCCGAGTTCTACAAGTATGTTAATAAAATCTTGGCTGATGACTCCAACAAGATGGGTGTTCCTGAAAGCGTTAAGACGGCATTTAGGAACGCTCAGACTGGAAAGCTGAAGCCCAACGAGGCTTCTACGCTGGCGACCATTGCTCAGGATTATTCCGAGAGGAAGAAAGCTTCTGAAGAATCCGATTTCAAGAGAATGCAGACGGCCTTGGCATATGCTCAAGCGCAAGGTGTATTGGCTAAAGCCAGTGCAGTTAAACCTGGACAGGTAATGACTCTGGAAGATTTTTCTAGATTACCAGCTTCATTGGAAGCAAGAGGTACACCTGATGGATCTGGAAATATTCTTGTTACAAGCTTCAGCAATCGCGCTCAACCAGAAACCAAAATAGGCACTTTCTCAACTGACGGTGGAACAGGTTTCTATAATCAAGGAACTGGAGCTGTTACAAATATTGTTCAAAATACACCAAAACTTCCAGTTGGATTTGAACGGGTTCCTGATCCTGCTGCTGCTCCTGCTGTTAGTGCCGTTGCTGCTCCTGCTTCTTTAGGGCAATTCATGTCAGCGGGTAGCATGGCACCAGACCAAATGGGT